CGCGAAGCCCGCGAGGCCGCACGCGACCAGCGGGTCAAAATCAATACCCAACATGTCTATTTTCCTCCCAGCTGCCTGTTGATAGCGCGCTGCATGGCGCGCACCGTCTGAGCACCGACGTAGCCGTCCACGCTCACCTTGTAATAGCGCTGCATTGCCCGTGCGAAAGCCGGTCCCGCGATCCCGTCAGGTGTGGTGCGGAAGGATTTTTGCATTCGTGCGATGAGCTGGCTGCCCTGGGCGCTCTCGCCTTCCCACTGCCAGCCACTGCCAACAGCAGGGATGTATTGCTTGTTCGGTGCATACTGCGAGCTGACGACCCCGTCCTGCTGGGTGCCGTTAATCCGCTGCAGTGCGCGCGTAGTTGCAGTGCCCCACCAGCCGTCCACAGCCAAAGTCCCAGCCGGAACAACCGGGCGAGACGCACCCGTGTACGGGGGCCGGATAACAGCAATCACAGTGTCAAACGAACGCACCCTGCGATACACGCCGCCACCATTCGACTGCGACCCGCGCCACGATCCGCTCGTGTTCCCCTCGATGGTCTGATACGACCACGAGTACTTGATCTCCACGATGCCGATGTGGTCGGCAACGCCGTCGCCGTCCCAGTCGAAGCACACGAGGTCGCCCGGCTGCGCTTTCTCACGCAACACCAGCCAGCCGCGAGCGCGCGCCGTGGCAATACGCCCCGGCACATAAGCTGAATCAAAATCAGTGATGCCGATTTCGCGTAAGCACTTGGTTACGTACATGTCGCAGTACGGGACGCCGTTAGCCGCGTAAGCCTCACCGTGGAGTTCTGCGAAGGCTCTACCAAAAATCGTGCCAGTCAGCGGGTCATCAAAACGGTTGTAGCCAACGTACTTGCTGGCTACTCTCAGTAGGTCATTCCCCGTGGCCATATTCCACCTCCACGATCTCAGCCGTGTCATCAGGCGTCTGATTGGCTGTGTCGCCGTGCTCCATCAGCGCGTCGTACTCTTTTTCGTCTGGCTGCACCGTTTTCCCCTCTCTTTTGGGCATGATGAAAGCCCGGAGCAGGGGCGCGTCCGGGCTTAGTAGTGTGTGTGCGTGTTTATGGGATGTTGGCGAGGATGAGCTGCTCTCTGGCTTCCCTCTCCTGCTGCTCAGTGGCAGCCTGCTCTACCGCGTCGCACATGGCCGCGATCAGAGCGTCGAAAATCCCGCCCGCCTGCACGTATTCCACTGCGAGGCGCGCGGCCTCACGCTCGGAGCGCGCCATCGCTTCACGGCGCTCTTCTTCCATGCGGACGGACTCACGCAGCCCTGCGAGCACCTCCTCGCTCACCGTGCTTAGCGTCAAATCAGCCACCCCCGTGCCTCCTCTTTTCCTAATTGGTCCAGTACGCGACAATCCCGATCGGCACATAATCCCACCGCGTCCAACCGGTCTTACCGCCACTCACGGCAACATCACCATTCGTATTCACATAAATCTCGCCAACATGATTAGCCATAGGGAACACGAGCTGCGACCGTGGTCGAGCAGATGATGGGAGCGTGAAAAGTACGGAATTTCCGACACCATCCCACGAGCCCCTGAGACGCACACACCCCTGCAGCGTGACCCGATTCCCCGTCTGATAGAGCCAGCACCCACCGAAAGCATCATCAGCACGCCATGCGCCTGTGAGCGTGAGGCCCTTTTTCTCAGTCTCATCAGGCATTTTGGGAATCTCCGGCAGATCAGGACCCCGCAGCGCGCCCATGATGATCGCCCGCCGGTTCCACACCATCACCATCACACGCCTACCGGCTGGCGGCATGACCAGCGCATCCACCGCGCCCGCCAACGGCTCGCTCATGCCATCCAGCCTGACTTGCAGTGGGTTCGTTGCCGTTACTGTCGCCCACTGAAACGAGGGCGTGAGGTCTACGCGCTCGGACAGGCGCGCGATAGTGCTCACCAAATAATCAAGACCGATCACAGGTCCACCACCTCCCTGATCGTCGTCTTCGCCAACGCGGTCGGCTCCAGCGACAGGCCCCATTTCTGCACGACCGCCCTGGCCCGCACGCCCTGGGACGAAAACTCCACAGCAGCGTTCGGCTCTATGGGCACCGGCAAATGCTGAAACTCAATCGACGCTGAAGGCGTGGAACGGTCGATCAGGCGACGGTTCGCCAAATCATCCAACACCTGCTGCGTGGCTGCTTCCACGCCTGTCTCCACGTACGTGACCCACCGGCCCCTGCGAGCGTAGCTGAACGGACTATCCGAACTCGTGTTTGTGGCGGTGGCCGTGCGCGCGGGCTTCTCTCCCTCAGCCTGACCCACCATCACCACACGATTAGGCACCCCGGTCAAATCCTGATCCCTGCTCCACGACGGCAGGTGAATCGACGCGTCACCCTCACTGAACGTCCACGTCGTGGGACGCTGAGCAGGTTTCACGTACGGCTCCACCCTGTACACGCCCTCACCATCAACCCACAGCGACCAGTAATTAATACTGTCCAGCAGGTCGTTAATGATCGTCAGGACTGGCGTGCCAGCGTCCCACACGAGCATGCCCGTCGTGCGCTCCGCACTGTGCGTAATGGTCACCCTGTCTTCACCGCTACCGGTGATGAGCTGCTGCACCGCGTCGGTGACGAGAGCCCCCTCACGCAGACTGTACGGACGATCCATGCAGTCCTCGTCCAGCACAGTCAGCTTCGACAATAGGTCCACATTCCACGACCTGCCGCTACCCGACACGCTCACCGTGGGAGCGGACAGGAGCCACACGCCCAGCGGCAGCGTCTCACCACTAGCCAGCGTGTATGACAGCCTGACGCGATCGGACAGCCAGTCTATTTTCTGCCCCGTATCCCTCAATTGGAGCTGCCCTGAGCCGCGTAGCCGCGTCGTACTCGTGAATTCGACATTGCCACCCGTCACGCCGTCCAGCGTGCCGACCAGCCGGTCACGCCGCGTGAGCAGGTCAGCGTGAATGCTGGCTTGCCGGTGACCAGTCCACGCGCCCATCATTGTTCGACCTCCACCAGCTCACAGGACACATCCCAGCACACGCCACCAGTACCGCGCTTCAAAGTCGGTGACCCCATTGCCGCGTAGATGCGCACCCCGTCAGGATTCCGGTAGCACACCGGGCCCGGCGTGAGCGCCACACGGTCCACGTCACGAGGCGAACAGTTCGCATCGTCGCCGGGGATCAGGCGCGCCGCCACATGCCACGACCTGTCCACGCCCGTCCCGTCCACCATCACGCGCATCGTTCTACCCGCGAACCGGTACGTCTCCCTGCCGGGCAGGGAGGGCGTGAAACTCACCTCAGGGTTGTACGGGAGGCGGATCGCGTCAGCGTAGCCCGCTCCCGCACCGATCCACATCGCGCCACTATCAGCCTCAGCGTCCACAATCACAGTACTGGACGATGGGAGGCTGCTAGTAGCCGTCACACGGTACCGGGTGGTCCCAGTGCTCAGGCATTCACTGTCAGTCACAGTTGCCTGCACCGGCAGTCCGTCCGCAACCAGCTCCCACGTGCTCCCGCCATCAATACTGCGCTCGACCGTGTTCGATACCGTCTCAGGTGCCCCTGATGGGTTCATGATCTGCACGCTCATCATCCCCGACGCCTCATCCCACGACGTGGACACGACAGGCTTGGGTGGTTGAGCGTATTTCACCTGTATGGTCACGGTCGCCGTGTCGGACCACAAGCCGCTCTCAGACCTGGCCTGCACACTGACACGGTATGAGTGGCCGTCCAGCACGGTGCGACGCACCGCGTAGCGAGACACAGAGCCCTGCAGCACAGCAGTATCCAGCACGCTCCCGTCAGCCGTGTCTACCACGGTGATTCTCGCGCCAGACTGCCCGGAGCCCTGCTCCTGCAAATATGACCACTCCACGCTCAGCTTGGACCGGTCAAAAACACCGGCAGACGGCGCAGTGACACTCACAGCAGGACGATTCTCCACCGTGAACCCGCTGACCGCGCTCCACTGGGACGCGCCGGCTTCCACACCAGGCTTATATGAGCCCCACGTGCGGACCTGCCACTCCACACGGCCAGCACCAGACAACGCCAGCCGGTACTGCTGGCCGATGCTCTTCGTTATGCTCGTGGTATTCCATGACCCACCAGCCTGCCTATACCTGATCTGGTAGTAGGACTGCGTGGACGCGTCGGCAGGGTTATGACGCCACGACAATCGCGCCGTCTCGTCCTCCAGTGGCACCGTCACACCCGACGGGGACAAATCCTGCGGTGCGTACGGCCGCGCGAGAATCGCGACCGTGTTCGACGGCGCGGACCGCTCACTCTCAAGCTTCAGCCCCGCGCTCACGGTGTTGCGCGCATTATTCGCTGTCCACGCAGACACCGTGTACACGTGCGCGCCAGTCGCAGACGGGTTCACGTGCGTCCACTCACGCACCTCACCCGCAGCGTCACCCACCTTGACGCCGTTATCGTAGACAGTGAAGCCCGTGTAATAGCCCGGGTAGTCCGGTACGCTCCACGAAACGGTAATATCACTGCCGGTTTTCACTGCCCGCACACCCGTTGGTGGCAGCGGGCGAGTGTTCACCGGGCCAGCCCACACGATAGGCGACCAGCCCGCATCGTTATACGCCTGCACGTCATATTCAGTGTGCTCGCCAACCGGCGCGTTCACGTCATCCCACGTTTTCACGTGCCACGGGACGCGCGCCACGTACTCCCAG